CCTCGCGGTTGAGCGCCAGGATTTCGCCCACGCTGCCGGCCTGGTCGAGCACCTGCGTCGTGCGGTCGTAGAACACCGCCTCCCGCGTGACCTCCACCGCCAACCCGCGCTTGACCGTCTCCGGCAAATCGACCCACCGCTCTCCGAACTGCGCCCGCGGGTGAGGATCGCCGGGGCCCATGTCGCGGGCCGCCTTGCCGGTTCGGGCCACACCGATCAGCTTCTCCCGCTTCTGCCGGCTGGGCACCAGATCAACCAGGCTGTTGGCCACGAACTCCGGCGCCTGATAGCGCTCCAGCATCCGGGCTTCGATGATGCCGCTCACCACGCTCGACCAGACGCTGATGTGCAGGAAGTCGCTGGGATGCACGGCCGGCCCGCCACCTTCCATGATTCGCCCGTTGAACAGCGGGTCGTCGTTGCCCAGACTGCCGCCCAGGGGCTGCATCGCGTTGGCCCACTCAGGGCCGACGATCGCCTCGGCCAACGGCCGCAGGCCGAACTCCGTGGGCGACATGCGGGCCGTCTGGTGGCCGTGACTGTCCTGCACGCTCTCCAGCAGGCAGGGGCGCCCGTGCTCGTCGCGCGATATGCCGAGCTGCTGCTTGACCGCCAACGCGAACCGCCGGCCCTGGGCGACCTCGCCGTCGCTACCGGCCAGCGACTCCCAAAGACTACGGATCGCATTCGAGCTGAGCACAGCACGTCTCCTGAAGATGATGACCGGCCGTCATGCGGCCCGTGTGGTTGTTCCCGCTTACGCCAACGCGAAGAAGTTCGGCGTCACGCGGCTGATGAGCCGCACGCGCACCCGCGTTACGGCCGAAGCTTCCCGCTTGACCACGTAGCCGATCCGCTCGTTGGCAGTGGAAGTCTTGGTGAGGACCGTGTTGTTCAAGCCCACACCCGGCCCCACGTCGGCGGGGGCCACGAAGTCGCCGACCTCGAACGTGTCGCTCGTGCAGTCGAACTCGTACACGCCGTCTGCGGCGACTTGGATCGTGCCGGCAGGACTGGTGGCCGCCTTGGCCTCCACCGCCACCCCCGCGAACAACGGAGCGAACGCGGCCTTGTTCTGGGCGTAGGTGCCGGCATCAGCCGCCGACAACGCCGGCTTGGCGTCGTTGGTGTCGTGGAACATTAAGCTGCCCATCGGCACCTCAATCGAGCCATCGTAGGCGTAGGTGAACTGGTCAGCCGGCCCGTAACCGGACATACGACGAGGCGTAGGCATGGTCCCGATTCCTGTGGTTAGACGCCGGCCACACGGGCCGCAGGGGTGATTTGGTTGTGGTTAGTGAACCAGGCCGCGGAGCATCGACCGCACTTCCAACACGTTCGTATGGTCGATGGTCGTTTTGCCCCGATGCTCCTGGAGTGGTTGGCCGCTCTGTTCCTGCGACCGGGCGAAGATCGGCGCCGGCGGGGCCTTGGCCGTGGCCGGCTTGGCGACCTTCTCCAGCGATTCGACGAACGCCTGACGCCGCTCGCGCGGCAGTGCCAGGCACGCCTCCAGCAGCGACGCCTCCACCGACACGCCCTTGCCGTTGAAGAAGCCAACGGCCTCGTTCAACTCGGCCAAGGCGAACGTGGTGGCCGGAACGGCCGTCGCTTCCGCGACGGGCTTGGCCTCCTGCTGCTCCGTGACCGGCTTGGCGGCCGGCTTGGCGGTCGGCTTGGTCTCGGCCGCGGCGGGAATGTTCTCGACGGGCTGGGTCTGTGCGGCCGTGGACATCGGTTCCTCCGCCGGCGGGTTGAAAGTGGCCTCGTGAATGATTTGCAACACCGCGGCCCGCAGGCCGGGTTCAACTTCGGTCTCGAACTGCTCGCTCTCGAACAGCCCGACCGTCGTGGCGGGATCGCCCACCAGATCGACGCTCAGCACCCGCTCGATGGACTCGATGACATCGCGTCCATTCCGCTTGCTTCCCCTCCCCTCGGCGTTGTGGGAAAAGCCCATCGCGGTCGGCATCCGCTCGGCCGCTTCCTGAACCCGCGGGGCCATTGGGTGCGTCTTCAGGTAGTGGAAATCGCCGTACAGGCCGCTCTCGGGGACGAACCGCACGTTGCGAATCTCGCCGATCCGCGCTTCGAACTCGCGGCCCTTGCCGGCATCCTTGGCGGCCGGGTGATTGACGTTCACCCGCTGGCCTTCGTACAGAGGGGCGGCCTTTTGCAGCGCGCCGGGCGTGTAGCTGCGGCCGTTCTTGCTCTCGAAGCCGAGAATCTTGACGCCGTACAACACGCCGTCGTCGGTCTTTTGCGGCCGGCCCAGCGCGACCGTCTCGAGCAACTGGACCGACTCCCGCATGCCGCCAGACGACTTGCCCTTGTCGCGGAGCTTTCCGTAGCAGACGGCCGCCCGCTGCTTCTGGTCGGGGAACTCCTCCGCCAGCGCGCTCATGCAGCGGCCGATGTAGGCATCGTCGCTTTCTTGGGCGGTGGGACTGGGAATCGGCATCCTGATCCGGGGAGTAAGATTGCTCTACCCGGATTCTTGGAGCAATCGCCGAAATCTGTCAACTTTTGAGGAAGCGGGGAGCGAATAGCGGGGAGCGGGAGAGTGTTGGAGTTTTGCCGCTCCCAACTCCCGGCTCCTAGCTCCCCGCTACCAGTTCCCCAGCCTCGCGGGCCACCAGTTCGATCCCGCACGCGCAGTTGACGTGGATCGGCGGACCGTTCTGGCCCCCGACCCGCTCCCGCCACTCGTCATCGACCAGTCCGTCCAGCGGCTCGCAAATCGGACACACGTTGCTCGGTCCCTCGAACTCGGTCCGCCAGATTTCGTGGTACAGCGGCACGCCGGCCCAGCGCTCTAGTTCCTCGTGCGGGCAATCTCGCTCAGCACCAAGCCACTTTCCCGCAAGGCCCGTGCCCGGTCAACGGTCGCCTGATCGTGCATCGCAAGCACCACTCACGGATACCACGCCTCACGTGCCGGCCGCGGCTCCTCCGGCTCCTTTTCGCCGTTCGGCTCCTTCTCGGCCGCAGTGGGAGCCGGGAGCTTGGAGCCGGGAGCGGGGAGCCCCTGGGCCAGCATCGCCTGGGCCTTGGCCACCGCCTCTTCGGCCTCTTCCGCCTGATTGGCCGCCTCGATTTCGGGGTCCAGGCCCGCCTGCTGCTGCCAGGTCGTCCGCGACAGCACGCCATTACGGAACTGCAAGGCCGCCGTCTGGGCCTCCTTCAGTTTGTCGCGGGCCGCCACCGCCGGCGGCACGATCTGGATATCGAGCGTCGCCTGCACAGCCTCCCATTCGAGCCCCAGCCCACCCAGCGGCCCGAACTCATAGGCATGCCGCAACACCTTCCACAACAACGATTGGTGCCGCTGTACCAGCCACGCCTGCTCGCGCTCGCAGAACTTGGTCCAGGGGGCCTCAGCCACCAGCGAGGAGGCGAAGTTGTTGTTGCTGGCGTCGGCTGAAATGAGCCACTCGGGCATCGACCACCGCAGGCCCATCGCCCGCAAGATGGCCTGTGCGACTGCAATGAACGCCGGCGAATTGCTACCGGCCGGCGCCTCTTTGTACATCCGCCCGCTCTCCGTCCGCACGATCGACCCGGCCGGATAGTGTTCGACATTTGTGCTCTTGCCGCCGAACGGCGTCAGGCGATTGTAGCTTCCGGCCGCCGTCTGGGCCGAGAGCGTGCCCACGCTGGCGCTGGTCGTGCCGGGGGCGAACTCTTCGATCCAGGCAATCGCCGCCTGCACGGCCGCCCCGATCGCCGTGTTGCGGTGCAGCTTGGACCAACGCTGGAGCGTATTGCGGACCGCATAGAAGTCGCTCACCCCACGGGCCACGCTGCGGTCGACGTTGCGTTTCCAGTGCTCGACGTGGCTGGCCGGATAGTAGCTGGGCGTCAGGTTGTCCCACAGGATGTTGTAGCCCAGGATCAACTCCGCATCGTGGGCCGCGCGATGCACGCCGAACCGCCAGGATGTGGCGAACGGCACGTCGATTCCCTGGCCGCGGAGCGAACCGTCGCTCCACGTTTCCGAGCCCTGCTCGGTCAGTTGCTCAGGCTCGCAAAAGCGAGTGACGGTCGTGC